GCAACATATTTAAAATACGATGATATGTATGCATGGTACAAGAAATTCTATCATCCATCAAATATGGTATGTAGTATAGTATCATCTCTGTCTTTTTCACAAATAGTATCTATTTTAAAGAAAACAGAATTAACTGCAAAGATTCTTATTTATTCCGATAATATTGGACTAGCATATCCTACATTACAGTTACATATTCCGAAAGAATGTTCTATTATTTATGCAAAAAAAAGGGGATCTCTGCAACTATTATTAATGTAGGATTTCATACATGCCCGCATACATCTGAAGATAAACACGCAATAAAAGTTTTAAAACATATATTGAATGGATTTAGTGGTAGATTATTTACTGCATTTCGCACAACGCATGGATTAACGTATCGATCATCATGTATAACAGTGTATCATGAACATACAGGATATTTATCTATTAATATTCAGACGGATCCTAAAAAAATTATGCGTGATAGTAAAAATGATGGTGTAATTCCGATTTTATTTAAATTGCTTATCTCATTGCAGAAAGGTGGAGTAAGCGCAGAAGAAGTTCGTGTTGCAAAAGGAAATATAAAAGGAAATCAATTATTAAAACTACAATCGATTGATAAAATATCTGAATATAATGGGATTGAAACAATTCTAAGTGATTCAATTGTTCCTTATAATAAATATTATGAAACATGTATAGAAAATATTACAAAGGCAAAAGTAAATCGAATTATAAAGAAATATATATGTAAAAATAATATGGTAGTTGGAATCATGTATGATGATTCTTTTCCAAAAATAGAAAGAGTGATACATACATTACAATAAAAGAGTATAAACGATTTATATATTACATTAATTAAAAAGATGGTACAAAATGACAAAGTTCTTACTCCTAGACATTACTCTAATGGAGATACTACTGATACACCTGTAAATAATGTTGTAGATCCTGATGTTTCTCCTGATTCTTCTGATTCTCCTGTGGTAGAATCACAATTTAAAAAAGTTGTAAGTAACCGATTTTTGCTTGGATTTATTGCTGGTGGTGTAAGTGCATTTCTAGGATATTCAGTATATTCACTTTATTCATCTTATCAAAATAAACAAGTGGAGTGTGTGTTTTAAATCTTTATATACTCAGTCTAAACAATCAATTCAATGAAAGTAGTAATGGATACTACTCCCATTATATTGACAGGACCTCCTGGATGTGGTAAGAGTCATTGGATTCAAAAATATGCAGAGAAAATGAAGAAGCAATTGTTTGTATGCCCTTGTCGAAAGGATAGAACATTGCGAGATGGGCGTCAGAAGTTGCATGTGTGGGCTCGACGTACAGAGCCTGCAATTTTATGGTTAGAAGGGGCCGATGATTTAACTCCTGAAGCACAGGCATTTTTGCGTCGTATTTTGGAAACACATGCATCTGATGTATTATTTATTTTGGAATGCCGTGATGCAGGGCGTCTTCAGGAACCTATTCGGTCACGGTGTAAAATTAAGAAGATTTATCAACCTCAATGGAGTGATTTAGAGATGTATCTATTATCTACTTATCATGGAATACGAATCCAAGAAATAAAAGAATATTTGAAAAAAAATGAATATTCTTATCGTCGTGTAATACAATGTGCATTTTTACAGCTTACATATCCTGACATATGGGCAAAAACATTTGAACATCGTATTCAAGAGAATAAAGAATTATTAGAACTTTCACATGATAAACTAATACATTATATTAAAAATGGATATAATCCTGACATTCTTATATCATCACTTCTAGATGATGATACATTATTAAAAGACTACGGTAAATGCACTGAATTGTCTGGATCTCTTTGGGCATTCTTAAGTTACTCTTTAGATCATAAGTCTAAAAGTGCGTTAGATGTATCAACTCCAACAACACATAATGAAGAAGAATGAATAAGTCTGATTCTATCCTTTCTGTATATTCCGACGCACGAGCAGAATATACAAAGCAATTGTGTGTATTTCTTGTACCTGCTTACTTTCAATTCTTTATTGAATTGCTTGAGAAAACCAAACAGGAAATGGTAAATGATTCTAAAAAAATACTATGGCAGTTTCAAAATCGTCTGAATGAGATTCATGACTGGAATATGGAAAAAGTTAATAATGAAATTAATCATATTAATATGAATTGTGGATGCGATTACCTTGAAGATTTATTGACAGCTGTATTTATTGCACATACAAAAGTACTTACTGCAATTCGTCTTTCAGCAAATAATAAAAAGGTTGATATCACTATTCCAAAGGTTGAGCATTTTTTGTTTAAAGTATTATGTGAAACATCAAAATTACTTTGGGGATCAACCTATTTATTTAGAGATGGAATTTCAGGAGTTGATAAACAGCAAAATTATAGAATGATTGAAAATATTTTAAATGAAGGTATTCTTCAAGCCATTCGTAGTTTGGTCCCTGTTAAATCAATCTTACGAAACTTTGTAAATAATGATTTGGAATCAAAAGATGATGACAGTGATGATGACGATACAACTACTAAAAAAGAAGTAGAAATTACGAAGGATTTAGAAAAACATAAGAAACCACAAGAGCCACAAGAGCCTCAAGAGAAACCACAGGAGCCTCAAGAGAAACCACAGGAGCCTCAAGAGAAACCACAGGAGAAACCACAGGAAAGCAATGAATCTTCACAGACAATTGTATTGGAAAACAAACCTACTGTTCGATTTGGTGAATTCAATAGTGTTTTTGATATGGGAGATCCGTTAAATTCAGATATGATATTTGATCCAAAAGAGGATGAGGTAAAAGAGCTTGATGATGGAAAGAGTCCGGTTATTACCATTTTAGATGAGACTGAAAGTTCTCTCGAAGATGATTTTGATTTTGAAAATTTGATAAAGGCTCCAACAGAATCACTTGGTGAAGACGAATATGATGAATTATAAATACGAAGAAATATGAAATATGAAGTACGAAGTGCGAATACGAAATACGAAGTACGAAGTGCGAATACGAAATATGAAGTGTGAAGTGCGAATAATAGGTATGTGTTTTTCTCACAAGAACTAAATAATGATACCCACATGGTTCCCTTGGATGTTAGTTGGAGGACTTGTTTTTATAGTTCTTAGTTTTGTAGGAGCTAAATATAAGGATAAAGAATATAAAAATATTCAATTCTTGCAAGATTTTATAAGCGGTTCAATATTAATTGCCTTTACAGGTGTTCTTGTACCTGATTTGTTCCCTCAAATGGAAATACCAATGAGTCTTCCTGCATTTTCTACATCAGATGATCTTGATTTACAAGTAGGTCCTCCGAGACTTGCTGGAAGATAATATTCTAACACTCTATAAATGTCAACTACTATATATGACAGTTCTTTATTAACACAAAGACGACAAGCAAAAGCCAAATCAGAATCTTTTACAAATCGTATTCAAGCAGTACAGCCTAAAACAAGTTATGCCACTGCATTAGGAATTTACGATCAATCTATTATTAATTCAGTAAAAGACGGTAAAATGAAATATTATAGAAAAGGAACAGGTGGTACTACCATTGTTGATAATGGATGTCCTTGCACACCTTTAAATACAGATTGCACAAATAATTAAACATTACACACCAAGTGAATATACTTTATCAGTGGGTGCTTTATCCCATACAAATTGTTGAAAAACAGGTCTATACAATTGGTCACGCGGTACTACGTTATGTACATCATGAGCAATACGAATATATAAATCAAATCCATCATATTTTTCATTTCCATCTTCATCTTCATAAATTGTTCGTCCTGCATCATCTACTGTCCAACTCCATAGTAAATTATATAAAGGAGAACGCGTTTCATATACTTTCCACGAACCTTCTTCGCTAATAATACTAATATTTTTCCCCTTCTTTTTGGGAGGAATCTCATCAAATAAACCATCAAGCAAACTAACGGATAAACGGCATAAATCAAAAGATGGATTTGGAGGATTTTTAGGAAGTCTATGATCAAAGAATGGTCCAAAATTGTATTGATCACTTGCATCTTGATCGGGCCAGTGATCATCTGAAACCCATAGATGACGTCCTAGTCTAAAAATAGATCGTCCAAAATCAATAATACTAAATATTTTTCCAAATGTAGGTATTCTCCAAAGAGTGCCCGTTTTATTTTTATAGTATAAATATTTCTTCTTTGTTTTTCTCCAAAGAATATTATTAGAATGCAAATCATTATGTGTAAAACATATAGCGCTTTGTAAAAATGTTAGTGCAGCAATAACTTGAAATAACCATGCAATCCATCTTGTTTCCCATCCCTGTGACCCACGTTCATGTCCATCTATCTCATCTTCGTCGAGTAATGTATCCATAATACCCTCTTGTGCCTCTTGTGAAATAATAATAATAGGCATATTTGGTATTTCTAAACAAATATCTAAATCAATATCTGATTCAGATCCAGATTCAGATTCAGATTCAGATCCAGATTCAGATCCAGATTCAAATTCATTCTTTAATGAACTATTTGCAGAATTAGTGGATGAATGAATAACTCTTTTGTTAATTTCAAAAATGGTCTTTGTATTTTCAGCATCTTCTTCAATATTATCAAATGTAAATGATTTTACAGATTCAATATCACTATTATCAAGAGATCCTTGTGCAAGCATTTGTAAATCTTCATCTTCGTCAAATGGACATGTAATAATTTCCTTATAAAGTTCTTCAAAATCAGGATGATCTTTCACTTCATCTTCATTTTGAATAACGATCTTAGCACTATGCGATTCCATACCTTTCCAAAACCATCTGCATTGTCTATATGTATCATATTCATTTGAAATGTTGAATTGATAACTTTTACTAATTCCTGTAAATGAACCATAATAGAGAACACAGTGAGGGGTTAAATCTAATTCTCTAAAGCGACTCAATACAAAATTAGAAACAGTATCTACATATGCTTGATTATTATGACTATGAAGCTTCAAAAGAGTATTTTTCCATGTTTTCTCACTTTGAGGAATAAGAGGATGCTCAGGGCATTTATATTTCTCTTTTATCATATCAATTGGATTAAGAAGATGGACAATTTTTGTAAATACTTCACATTGTTCTTCTTCTACAGATCCCTCTACTTTTCGCATTGCTTTCCAAAATTTAGGCTTATCTTGAGAGATCCATTTTGATATCTGATACTTTGAAGGCAATTCCATATTTTTATGAGAAAACGATGTATCCGATGATGGAAAATGATCTAATGCGGGAAAATATCTCTGTAAATGTGAGTAATTTGAAAAGGTTTGAAGATCATTTTCAGATATGACTGCTTCTCTACACGGTTCTTTTTGCAGTGTCTTCAATACAGATCTCATCTTCTTCTTTGCAACACTTGAGAGTGTGTTTATGTGACGCACTACAAAAATATCACATGTACTAGTTAATGGCTGCTCAAGGTGGTGTCAATGTTAATCTCCGGAAGTTTGTAATGAAATCTATTCCTCAAGATGCGGTTGCTGTTTTTATTGGTCGTCGTCGTACTGGAAAATCAACATTGGTTCGCGATTTGCTTTTTCATCATCAAGATTTACCTATGGGATGTGTTATTTCAGGTACAGAAGAGTCTAACGGTTTCTTCAAAAAAATGGTACCCCCTATGTTTATTCATTGAGAAAACAATCCCGTTATTTTAGCAAATTTCTGTAAAAGACAAAAACTTATGATGATGAAGATTCAAGAAGAAAAGGATAAAGGAATTCAAAGTCGTATAGATCCTCGTTCTTTTATGATTCTTGATGATTGTATGTATGATGATTC